CCAGCAGTTTCTTCACCGTCATAAATAACGGTGTTAATAACAGGAACTGAGGCACCAGCAGAAAATGCGCTTCCGTAGGTGTACACACCCCATCCAACAGACGCTGCGGTATTTGTTGTCAAAGTCGTTGTGTATTCTGCCAACTCTCCTACAGACAAAGGATTTGAGTTATAGTTTCTAATTGCATCATCGTTTGCGTCTGGGTTACGTAAAGCAGAGCCACCGCTTTCACTACGAAGTGTAAAAGGTGTTCTGTTAATAACAGAAGGTGTTCCTATGTAAAAAGAAATATCTTGTTGCCTAAACTTGGGGTCTGACAGAAGGTTTACTCGCTGCGAGTATACATAGAAAGTATTTGTGTCTGAATCAAAACGAGATTGACAGCCAGACATTGCAGAAATAAAAGAAGTTGTTCCATCAATTGTTCCTTTGCGTTGGCGAAGGTTAAAAATATTTAAAAGAACGCTTCTAAGTCTTGATGTTCCAACATCCAATGACGTTACTGGCACTCCTAATTGTTTGGCAATGGCATCAAGAGTTGCAGTTGGAGAAGTAACAGGGTCATTAACAGTTATCAAACTGTCAATTAAACTTCTTGTTTTGTCAAGTTCCCAACCAAACAACGACAAGTATTTTTTAAGATGACCGTTTCCTTCGGCGTAATCGGCAGCCCTGTAGTATTCAGGAATTCGTTTCCAAAGGTCCTCAACTGATTGATAGTATTTTGGCAACTGAACTGCGACTGTTGCAGCACGTTCAAACCATTCGGTTGAACCGTCTGAATATTTGATAAAAAAACCATAGTACAACCATGTTCCTTGTTTATACAACGCACTAACATGGCGGAACAAATTTACAAAGGAAGAACTGTTGCAAGTAAACACGGTTGTGCCATCTTCAACCGTAAGTGGTTCTCCATATTGATTAACAACTAAATGTATTTCAATTGGTGAAACTGTTGCTGGAGAAGACACCAATTCTTCAGTCAATGTCCATTCAGTCAATACGTCGTATTCATAAACGGTGTATTGACCACCTGGTCGTCCTGCATCTATTACAGTTTGTTCCTCAACGTTCATTACCGTTGCGCTAAACGACGAGAACCCAGACGAATCTGTTGGAACTACGTATGAATCACTACGAAGCGCAGAGTCTAGTCGGTCTTCTTCGCGAACGTAAGAACCAACGTCATCGGTTCGGCGTAACCGAAAAGATACTAAAGACATTTAACCAGTGACTCCACCAACGGTTGTAAGCGTGTAAGTTCCTTTTCTCAATAACCCATATTCACCAGACGTTACGGTTTCAGTGCTTGGTAAAGAAAGAGTTACATAATCAACACCAGGAACATCAAGAATTGTTCTGTATATTTGGCCTTTTGACAAAGTTTGATTAAAGAAAACATTTTCAAATTCAAACAATGTGTCTAAGGCCGTTTCAACAGACTCAGCAACCTTACTTGCAATGTATCCTGGCAATACGTTTACAGTAGCAGTTACGTTAACTGCCGTTAGATTGATTGCACTAGCCGCTGTTACGCTTGCCCCAATCATTTGACGAGGTTCATAATACTCAACAATGTTGGTTTGTAGAGTAGCGTCAACTGATAATGTAGCAGATGAATATGTTAAATAGTCTTCAGTAAATGGGGCGGCATAGATAGTAACTGTCCCATTTGAATAAGAGGCGGTTCCTTTAGCAACACCAGCAACCTGTAAAACAAGCGCCTTATAATCACTTAAAGATACAGCACGGTCTTGTGTTGCAAACGAGTTTGGTATGTTGTTTCGCAACGATTCAATTGATTCAACGTTTGCTCCGCCAATAGCAGCACTAGACAAAATTTCAGAAATATAAGTACTTGGAGAATTTTGAATTTGTGTAATTGAATTTGCTGAAAGGTTGCCACGAGAACCAACACCTTTGCGATAATTTACAATTATGCTTTGTCCAGTGTTTGGAATCTTACCGTTAATACCGTTTCCAAAAACAATTTCAGTTTCATTAGATGCCGTTGCTAACAATGAAAATACTCGGTCATTTGCCGTTGAGTCAAGTAGTTTATTAACAAATTGGTATTCAACATTAGAAGGAACACCAGCAACTACTGCACCTTCTTGTACAAATACTTCAACACTGTCACCTATCACTCCGTTATAAAACAAAGAAAAACGTTGATTTGCAGCGCCGTTTGATGTACCGACAGTTTCATTATTAACCTGCAAACCTTCAACAACTGAAATAATAGCGTTTGCAGAAGCAGAAGCAGAAGCACTTTCTGTTGAGGTAAAATAAACAACTGGACGTTCAGAAGTTGCAGGAGCAACAAACGTAGTACCCACTGGTATTGGTACAACATCTCCTGCAGGAATGTTTTCACCAACAACGGTTACAGTTGCAGTTGACGATTTTTGAAGTTGTGGATTGTAGTCAAACAAACTGGCAAGAGCCAACAATGCCTCCCGTTGTGTTGCAGTAGTGATAAAGGCTTCTCCAGCAGCACGGTCAATGTAATAATGCAGCACGTCGGCAAAGTATGACCAAAGGTCAACAAACAAAACTCCAAAATCAGACGAGTTTCTTGCAGTCCATTCGGGAACTATTTCTGATGCACGAGACAACAAATCAGCGCGGATAGAATCATAATCGCGATTAGAATAATCAATAGTTGCCATTAAATATCGCTTTCTTCATTAAATGTGTTTGTTACTATTAATTTTACAGTAGATATTGTTCTAGGTGCTACGGCGTAACGAACCAATACAGTAGCCACATTTTCCTCATAAAACGTAGTGTTTTCGTTGTCTACTACAGCAATATCTAATACTTTTCCAAAAGACAAATTTGAATTAACATCACTGATAGCATCTAATTTATAATCAGCCAAAACTAAGGGGTCGTTAATTTCAAACGACAGTTTAGGCAAATTACCTCCATATTGTTGAGCCATTACCCTTTCTCCACCCATTGTCATAAAATAATTAATAATTTCTTGTTGAACAATAGTATCAACGTTAGTCGTAGCAGATACGCTACCTTCTTCAAAACTAAAAGGTATTCTAATAGACCTCATTATAATGCCTCCAAAATAGATGCCACTTGCGCTTCTAACGTGGCAATTCGTTCTTTAAGTTTAGACGTTCCATCGCTTTGAATCCAAAACACATTTGTAAAAGTGTTGTCATCTGTGCCAACAATTATCTGGTCTCCTACAGACGGAACAGACCAACCATCATATAATGTTGAATCAGGTGTTCTACCAATTAATGAAATAGTTATTTCTGATGAACCCAACACGGCAGGAATGCGAACTCGTATTTCTCCGCTGTTGTCGTTTGCATAAGTTACTACTGCTCGGTGCGGTCCTCCAGACACGACAGTATGAATGCTTTTAGTTGTATACATTTACATACTCTGATTTCATTACCCATTTATTTTTAATCAACGTTGGCAAAGGTGGTTCTTGGTAACGTTGAACAATTGGAAACTTTGGAAGAATGTCGTATGTTCCATCTTTTTCTAATTTTAAAGATGATATTAAAGTATCAGTTGACAAAGTATGCGTTACTGAATTGACGTACCAGTACCCATCAAAGTCTCCACCATATCCTTCAATTTTTACAACTCCACCTGGAACAATGGAAGGGTCTCCATATACTAAAGCGTCTGCCATGTATGGATATGCTTTTTTAATTTTAGATTCAATGTAACGAGATGCTTTTTCAAACGAATCAACATTAACTGTTAATTTGTTATAAAACCTGCTTTCTGGAGGCGTTCCAAAACTGTTTAATCCGTTTAGTTGAGAACTATCTACAGTGACAAATACACCACGTTCGTCAATGTATGAAACTGTTTTATCTCCCGCTTGTTGACTAACATCGGCTGTTCCTAAAGTTGTTTCTATGTTTATAATGTCTCCTGGAAGTGGAGAATAGTTATTTTTCTTTATTTTTACACCACGTAAAATATTATAAGAAGGTTGACGCGCTAATGATTTGTTTTTATCCCAAATGTGTATGTGAGAATTGATAAGAGTTATTACATAACCAAGTTGGTCGCATGTTTTTACAAGAAGTTTCCACAGAGATTCTTCGGATTGAACAAGGCGTTTAAATACGTAGTTATCTACGGGCATTGAATAACCTAATCTAAAATCATTGGCAATATCGGAAACGATATTTTCTAAAGTAACGTTTTCCCAAACCAATGTGTTGTTACTACGAAGCAAATGTGATGAACCAAGGCATATAAGTTTAATAATTTGAAACGGACTGTTGTTAACAGTTCCTTCATTTGTAGATGACGTTCCTTCAATTTGAGTTACATAACCATAAAAATTATAAGATTTACCTCCATTTATTCTTACATACACAACTATAGGTTTATCTACATAATTGGACACATACGAAGAAGGAATTCCAACAAGTTCTACAACCATGTAATCATGTTTGTTTTCAACAAATGAAGTTAAAATACGTTGAACTGCTTGTTTGTTAAAAGGCACGCCATCTATGGCAATACCCCAAGTAATACCAAGAGGAGAAAGATTAGTGTTAATCATGCCAAAGGTATTCGGATAAGTGTCCCAACAGGGATTAAATCAGGAAAACGAATTTGCGGATTTTGGTCAGCAATATACCAATATAATTTTTGGTTGTTTAAATACTTTGCTGCTAAAGAAGAAAATGACTCGTTTGATTCAGTTACGTGTGTAAAGTATGGTTGAGATTTAGTTGTTACTCGTTGAGAAATAGAACGTGCTTCATTATTAGAGTCATTGTCAAATGTAGGTAAATAACGAGACGAAGATAATTTAGCCATTATTATGCTCCTGGTCTAGT